TCTCTCGTTCCCTGTCTTGTGTGCCGTGAATCTTGCGGCGTACTGGATGGCGCTTGAGGAATACTCTGGGGAGAAACTAGAAATGAAGGACCTCCCCGTCCTCATCAATGGCGATGATATCTCTTTCAAAGCCAACGCGCCCTTCTACGACGTCTGGAAACGCTACGTCAAAGAAGTGGGTTTCGATCTCTCGATCGGGAAGAACTACATCTCACCGAACTATGTGACCATTAATTCGCAGGCCTGGTCTGCGGATAAAACTGGTACGTTGAGAAAGATCCCGTTCCTGAATGGCGGACTCCTCTTGGGAAAGAGCCACGGTGTCACCCAGGACATCGCTCACCCTAAGAGCGTCGAGCCAGGATCGAGAGCCGACAAGCTGAGAATCACTCAGCAAGCTATGAGGGATGAACACGACGAGGAGCCTATACACCATAGGCTAGAATGGCTCCTCGCGACGTGCAACAACCGACCACGGACCCTCAAGCGCTTCATCCACTACAATAAACGTGAACTGAAAGCTGTGACCACGCCCCCAAACAAGGGGCACGCTCGAAGAGCCGGCAAGCAGGAGCTGTGCCGGAACAACCTCTTTGCTCACCCCAGCCTTGGCGGCTACGGGGTTACCTACTATCCTGAGATCCAGGAAGCTGGTCTGGTGAAATTCAACCACTACCAGAAGAAGCAGGCACACTGTGCCGAGCGCAGGCTGAGAATGCAAGTTGGAATGCTGGCTACTGAGTTGCCCCGTTCAGGGTTTGAGCCAGTCGGCGTAGATATCAACGCGCCGGGAGGAAGCGTACCAACCTCCAAGCCCCGTGAGGGCATTATATGTCTGAAAACAGACACTCTTGAGCCGAGACGGAAACATGAATATCTTCCAGGAGAGAAGAAGACGACGACGCATGAATTCGAGGATGGGACTACCCGAACTTTCACGCCTGTGAAACCTCCCGAATTACACAACTACCAATTACCAGACCCAGTGCGGGAAACACACCACTGGCAGACGGTAGCCAATCCAGGAAGACTTGTGTCGTTAGTGAATCGCCTGAAGCACCAGCATCAAAAATGCTGGGAGCTGCCCTACCACTTCGTACTGAGTGATGAACTCAGCGGGAGCCAACTGATGACGCTGTCCCGGGCCCACAGGGGCCAAATCAGCAGAAATCGCTACGGATGCACGACCGAATTAACAGCAAGCAACCTCCTTTCCCAGGAAGGTCTTGTTGCCGATGACGGTACCGTAGCTCAGGTTGAGGGCGATTGCCACCATGTGTCGGTGGCCACTGCCGAAGAACTGTCCACCACAGAGGACGACTCCTTCTACACGACATGCAAGTCGTGCCAGAACCGCACGTCGGTTTACGGCATGAAGTGCCAG